TGATTCTAAGAAAAATTTACTTATAACAATATATTACCTTGAAACTGCAACTTTCACAGTTATTTTTTCTTCTTTTTTCGTCTATGTTGATAACTTATTTTCTTACTACTTGTTTTTTCACGCTTAAATCTTGCTTTTTCGGCTGCTGACATCTCCCCTACTGTCTTAGGTGTCTTACTTGATACACGATTTTTGGGACGACAAGCTGGATAACCTCGTTTTTCACCTTTTTTTCGGCCACAAGGCTTGCCTGTTTTGACATCAACCCAATTTTCTTTAAACCAACGAGCTAAACCACCACTACTTTTTGCCACGTTTCTTCCTCGTAGTCTTTCGTTTGCCTTTGGTATAGCCAGAAGCAGTCCTCGTTTTACCCGATGCGTCAGGTTTTGTGCCCTTACATACTTGAACTGCATATCCATTTGCATATGCAGACGGATAAACTTTATATTTACGTTTAGCAGCCTCTATGCCTCTTTTACATAGTTTGGCCATTATTTACCACCACAACTGCATCTTTTCTTTCCTCCCTTCTTCTTTTTCTTCTTTTTTTTCATCCCAGTGTGATAAGGCATAATAAGAATTAGGTTGTTCTTAGTATATTCTAAACGAAGTTTGACCGAGTGTCTCTGGTTTTGCCAAATTAAACTGCTGTAAACAAAGATAACCGAAAGCGTCAAATGCGTGGTCAACTCCTAAATTTTTATTTGGCATACCTGTATTTGGTGCGTAAGTTAAAGTTCGCAGTGATTTTATCAATTCTTTACATCTGGGGTGAATAAATGTCCTTCGATCACCCGCAGCATCAAAAAGTGCCGTATTTACAGCAGTAATTTTATCCCGAATCTTCCATGGAGCCTTCGGACTAGACACAGTAAAGCCACTTCTTCGTAAAATTGTGTGATCTGTGAGTCCAACACCACTTGTTTTGCGAGCACCGCCCGTAGGATCGGGACAAGTTATGATTCTTCGGTCAACTCCATAACGATTCACCACTTCTTCGGCAAAATCCCATGTAGTTGCACCTCCCCGTAAGATGATTTCGTCAAAAACATACAAATTTTCGTTACTTTTGACCGCACATATGCCACAAAGCGGGTCAACGTTGAAATCCACCCCCATATATAGCGGTAACATATGTAAATCAGCCACTTCGGACGATATATTTTCATCATCAAAGCTAATCGCCACCAATCCCGTGAGATTTTCAAAGCTCGCTTCAAATTCCTGCCGAAATGTACGATTATCTAGCTGACCCCTGGCCGCTTCAACCTCCTCTTTCGGAACATTACCCCCCTCAATCGTAGTAAAACTCCATCTTTTCCAATCTCCACTTTCATCTTCGGGTACATAACACCATAAATCGTAAAACCAACTGGCCGTACCATCAGGTGTTGAAATAAATAACGCCCACCCCTGTTTGTCAGCTAAAGCAGGTCTTATGACTTCAGACCATACCTCTCTGTCCATAAATGCTGCTTCATCGAGAACTACGCCACTTAAACTACGACCTCTCAATGCCATGGCATTTTCAGTACCCTTCAACTCAATAGTTGATTCATTTACTAATTCAATTTTCAAATCTGTCTCATTCTTGGACTTGATCCATTGCTTCGGCACTAACTTCTTTAATGTTTTCCATGCAATATCCTTCGCCATTCGATAGGTAGGTGCACAATAAAAATATGTTTCACCTGGCTTCGATATAGCACCTTTCAATAATTCAACACAACTTAAATAACTTTTACCAAATCTTCTTCCAGCTACAAGCACCCTAAATCTTTCATCAGCTTTGAACACCTCCCCTTGTGCCCAACGTAAACTTAACGGTTCTGCTACTGCCATATAAAAATAATAACCACATTTACTATAACAGCAACTTATTCTGTGTTGTATCAGTAAGTTCCCTGCCTACCTCTGTGCAAAAAAAATTTTTGTTACCCTCCCCCCATATATGAAGTTTTGTTACAAATAGAAGATATTACTGTTATATATAGAAGAGTGTGCTATAATATAAGAGTAGGGAAAGAGAAATCTAACCTACAGCAACTAGACAATTTAACTTAAATTTTCTGCTATGAAACCCAAAGCAAGATACACCTTTTCAGGTGTCGAATCCGTCAGTTTCACAAGCTATTCAATCAGCTTCCGATTTTCTGATGGTGATTCTCTAGATGTTGACTTTCCTTCCTCAAGTGGTCGGAAGTTCATACATGAAGAGATACGAGACTTCTTGAAATGGTACGGCAAAGACGACAGAAAGCAACTTGAAGAGACTTCAAAAGTCTTAATCAAGTTACTTGAGAAAGAGGAGGTCACACAATGACCTCTTCACAACTCGGCGACATAGTCGGCAATGAGCCTCAACTTTGCTACTCGGAGTGGGAGCACTTCGTACAAGATGAAGCCATCTCTAGAGGAGTCGATACTAACGACTCCGACAAGATGGAAGAGCTAGACGAGATCCTACAACAAGAAGCACAAGACCATCGAGACCACCTCGAAGAGATGGCCTACGAGGACTCACAAGAAGGGTACTAACAATGCCCTTCCTTGATTCCTACATGGAGACAAGGCTAGACGAGATAGAGGAGCAACTCTTCCTAGAGTCTCCTCTAGCTCCTAACCTTAGACTGAAGGCTTACGAGCTTTTATTAACTGAACTTTATTCTTAATCGCTATGAGATTTACAATCGGCTACTTAGCCTTTATGTCAATTTTAATTTTGATTCTTGGAATGTTTGGCTCCCATCAAAGGGACGCCATAACCGACTACTCCACTATTAATTGGGAGTACACAAGACCATGAGCTACAACGGTTGGGCTAACTACGAGACTTGGAATGTGGCCTTATGGCTTGATAACGATCCAATCTCGTACCACTACGCCAAGATAGCCAAAGACTATAACCACTACCGAGAGTTGAAAGTTACTCGAACTGGTGACGGTGTCAGTCTTTGGGATCCTATCTTAGACACCAAACAGCTTGATGACAAAATCAAAGAGCTTAAACCTTGTCTAACTGACGAGGTCACCTTAAACGATTACTTGGGAGCTTAAAGCTCCCTTTCCTATCATGCTTAAAATTAAAATCAACACTGAAAATGCAGCCTTTGACCAGGAAGGCCAGGAAGTCGCCAGGATACTGAGAGGCCTGGCTGATCGCCTGGAGAACCTGGACAAACTCCAGGAATGCCAGCTTCCATTGAGAGATCTCAATGGGAACACGGTTGGCTACTATCAAACCTGGACCGACCAGGGCGAGAGCCAGGGAGCGGTGATCAGTTCACCATACGCAACCTGGACACAAAACCAGTTCCCAAACTAAACCTGGAGGCTTCGGCCTCCTTTTTTTACCTAGAAACACCAGGACAACACCTGGAAACACCTGGACAACACCTGGGAAATTGAATGTTTTTTCACCTGGATTCACCTGGTCAGCTGGAAATTGAATGGTTTTTTGCGATTTGCTCCCTTCAGAATCGCTTACAAGACTTCCGTTCCAAAGGTTGAATGTCTTAGTACCCTAGAAATTGAATGTTTTTTGCGACTTGGGGGAAACCAGGTTCGAGACCAGGTAAATACTAGGAGATGTCCAGGTAAACTACCAGGTAAACACCAGGGCGGTCCAGGGCGGCAAAAATTGAATGCAAAAGTCAAGTAAAAATATTGAATGTTAAAAAATTGAATGCAATTTCCAGCTGGTGGCAAAATTGAATGCAAAATTGAATGCTCGATCTCTGCCGAACTCATGTCGATTTGTCAATGTATCATTTGTTACACTGCCATAGTACACTTGTATTATAGGAGATATGTGCATCAGGAAGCTTAAAATTGAATGTTATTCCTTGCTTTCGATCTGAATATTTAAGCTCGGTGGCATATTTACATTTACCGCTTCTTGACTCTCTCCGTTTGCTCGACCCAAAGAATCTAAAATCATATGTGCTGTCTGTAATTGTCCTTTTTTTAAAGCTGCATTGAACAGTCTTTGTCTCATACTATGCAAACGAGAAAGTATGTCTACTCGATCTCGTTCCAAATCTTGCGAGTTCCATTCGGTTACGGTTTTCCAATCTGCCCAAGCTGTTTTTTCGGAGATACTTTCTCTTTGTGCGTGTTGCAAAACTAACTGTCTTGTGGAAAGTCCGTCTAATTGTTTTGTGTAGAGTCTTTGACAACGCTGTTCAATATGACTTTTTGGGTTACGTTTTCCATAGATATTTTTAATAGACTCCATACTATTTTTAGAAACCATTGCCAATAAAAAAGAGGTATTAAATTAATAATACCTCGTAAGTCTAGTTATGTGAAAAGAAATTAAGAGACTTTCTCCATTTGTGAAATAAACCTTTGTTCGTTAAAATCCCAAATTTCGCCAAGTTTCATATCTTCTAAAAGATAATCTTTAATTTGATTAAGGATTGCATACCCCAAAGATTTTTCATAGTTTTCATGTTCACAAGATTGATAATCATAATTATTGACTATTCCGACAAGATAACCGCTTTGTTTTTTGTCGATCCAATTGACAACACAATTAGAGAGTCTATATATATAAGAATCTCTGAACATATCGGAAGGATTAGAATATCTTGCATTAAGTGAGTTTTTATTTTCTAATAAAAGAGTATCAAAAACCAATTCGTACAAATCATTATGAGAACTTTTTATAAGTTCATCATAATATTCATCTATATAATGTTGAAATTCAGCATAAAGTTTTAGAGGGTCTTTGCAAATTTCACTTCTAGTTTTATAGAAATACTCTTTATTAACAATTCTCAAAGCTCTTTTAAAAGCTTGAGATTTAGAGGGGTCATCCCAAGATTTACCACTTTTAATAAACCAATAAGTAGACAATGCGTTAAGAGTATCGTCCGAACATAAATAAGCCGACATTTTAGTAACCTCCTCTATTTCTAGCTTGCATTGCTTGAGTTTCTCTTAGTGATGGACGAGAAGAATTTTTCTTTTTCTTTTGATCAAATTTTTTGAACTCATTTTTTACATCATCAATAGTTTTGATAGATGTTTTAGATAGATCAACAGAATGAGAGTTTCCGTTGCAATCGGTGATCTCAAAAATTGGCATAGCGAATAAAATAAACTACTCCTTTATTATAGCAGTTATTTCTTAGTATTGGCAATGATTTTCGAGAATTTTATTGAACTACCTTTAGTTGATGCAAGGTATAAAATATCAAATAATTTAATAAGTCTCATTTTTCTTTTAGTGGAAAATTTAGAATATTTGATGAATGAAAGCATAGTTGATAATAAAAACCATTGATCATTGAATGAAAGTTTAATTTCGTTTGGATTTGGTTGATCTTGGCTTTCCTGATTTTTTAAAAGTAAATCTTTAATTCTCCCCATGGTTGAATGTTTTTTATCTATATATATGCTAGTATATTAGAGTAGTTAATGTCTAGTGCCTATGGTTAATTCAAGACGTTCCAATGAACTAAGATTACAAGATTTAGAAAGGTTGAAACGTCTTTTAGATTTAGGAATATCACCGAAAGGTGTTCGAGCATATGCCCAAAGTACATTTAATGTATCAAGGCAACAAGCTCACCGAGATACAGTCAAAGCAATGACTGATCGTTCCAAAGATAAAAGGGTTGAACCTTTAAAAAACGAAAATAAGAAAATGCTTGCTTCGGCAATGAATCTTCTTTTTCAAAGTATGCTCAAAGCTGAAATGAATAACGACCCAAGTTCGTTAGCTAGATTAAGCAAAGAGATACGAGAGCTTTCTAAGCTCATTCCTGATTTTTCAGCTACACCAGATCCTGAATGGGATGATGAAAATTATGTAAGTTTTGAAAAATCTGTCTCATAAAATTATTATTTTTTTCTCATAAAACGCTATGACACAATCAAAAGCAAAAAAAGTTATTCTCGAAAACGATCCATTACATAAGGAAAAATCCGAGTGGTCAAAAAGATTTAATCATCTTATAGGTTTAAAAATTAAATCTATTAGATATATGACCAAAGAAGAAACAGAGGGTAATTATTGGTATAGCTCTCCAATAATCATTGAACTAAATGATGGAACAGCATTAATACCACAACAAGATGATGAAGGTAATGATGGAGGTGCATTATGGATTGCCAATTCAAAAGGCAAAGAAGATTTAGCTCCCGTAATTAGAGGTTAATTATGCCAAATTGGACACAAAACGAAGTTACGTTTTCTTCAGCAAAAACAACAAACATTAAAAAAATTAAGGAGATCTTTGAAAAAGGGTCTCCATTTGGCCAACTTATTAAAGAACCTAATTGGTCTACCGTTCCATTAAAAGGTAATGAAAAAGTTAGCTATTACCAAGATAAGTCTTTAGGTAAAAAGGGAGAGCTACCTATCATTGAAGAATTTAAATTAAATAACGGAGAAGTAATGAAGTTATTTAAATTTAAATCTACAAATGAACAAGATACACGTTGGTATAGTTGGCGATTGGAAAAATGGGACACCAAATGGGACGTTCCAAAAGATGATATTGAAATTACTGAAATTAACAATGGTTCTATTGTTATTGGTTTCAATACCGCATGGTCGCCACCCATTGCTATATATAAAAAACTTAGAGATAAATTTAAAGATGTAAAAATTGCATGGTGGGCAATAGATGAAGATGATGACACTAATGGGGAGGGGTATTATTTAACATGAAAATTACCGATTACGAACACGCATATCTTCATGCTTTGGTTCTTGCTATAAACGCACCAACTGAAGAAAAATCTTTAGAGTGCCAAAAAATTGCAGCATCTATTGAACCTCATTTAACTGAGAAACAAATAGATTTATGCAAAAAAGGTATAGAAGTTTGCATGGAGTTATTATGAAACATAAAGAGTATCAACAAAAAAGGGCATCACTTGATGATGCCTATTTATTCGGAGAGATCACACTCTCCGATTATGCTAGAGAATCGCAAAATTTAGATACTAAATATTATCAAATTAAAAACGACAACAAAATTTATAAGGAGTATAAAAATGAAAAGTAAACATAAAGAATACATCTTAGAACTTTTATTAGAAAGATTATCTTTTTTTGATGAAATGTCTGAACAAGAATGGATTGATCGAAACGATCCAAAGGGTAAAGAAATGAAACTATTATCCGAAATTATTGCTAGTTTCTAGTATTTCCAGCTGAACTAAAAATTTCCAGGATTTCAAAAACCTGGATTTTTTTTACCTAAATTTATTATATTTGTGCATTCTTTCTTCAAATTTTGCCATTGCTCCTAATAATTCATACTCATTCATTATTCTCTCTTGAATGGCCCCATCTTCTTTGGCAATAATTATCGCAGCTTGCTTCGCTTGAATGCCAGTTAAGTGTTTTAGTCCCATATTGTATGCTCCGAGCTGGCAAAAATAATCTTCCAAATATTTATCAGGCTTATCTTTAGACGAACCAGTTGTCTTAAAGTCAGTTATAGTCAGCTTTCCGTCAATATCTAGCAAACAATCTGCCGTACCAGCAAATCCTAATGGGTGATAAATACTAAATTCTATACTATGAATGGAAGTTATTGATCCTCCATCAATCCAATCTGCCAAACCTCTGGCGTGTAGTTCAGCCAACCAATGTACTTTAGGCGAGCCTCCTTTCGCCTTTTTAATCGCCCATTCTGTGATGCTTTTCGGAGAGCGTGCCAAACCATCTTCATATGTTGTCCAAGAATTTCGTTCATTGCAAGTGTTTCTGATAAGTTGTGATGCTGTTTTTAATATGTATTCGCAGTGTGAATGGGCTTTTGTTCCTCTATTCGCTGCTTGTTTTCTTATACTTTCACTTCCAGGTTTTGCCAACCACTTATTTAATGCTTCTTTATCTCTCTTATTTTTAGTTTCACTAAGTATATGAGTTACTGAATGGTATTCTTTACCTTCCGCATCTCTATAAACTCTGTGATCACCGCCATCTATACGCTCCAGACTCTTATTCCGTAACACTGCAAGAGCGTCTTGTTTGTCTACTCCATCAAGTGTTAGTTGCATTAGATATACTTTCCCATCTTGATTTTACCTTAAAACTCGGTTTTGGCAATATCTAAATCGGTAACATCTATCCATCTGCCCTTTTCATACAAGAAAATTAGCTTATTATCAGGGTCATAATAGATTTGACCTTCGTATGGATCTCTTGGAAGTCTAACTTTTACCATTTTCCTCCATAGCATTTGCTATTTTATCGTGAATTTTCATATATTTTTTTATTAATGGATTATCTTCAAACTTAAGTTGTTTCTTGCAAACTTTATGTGTTTCTGTAACAGCCATAAGCAAAGCTGTTTTAACCTCTGTCCATTCTTTGGGTGTTAGTTCGACTTTCATTTTTTAACCAGTAGTCAATAAGTTTTTTAAGTTCTTGAATGCGTTTTTGTGCAGATTCAATTCTTTCTTGTTTTTTCATAGAAAAGTTTGGGTCTTACAGGTTGTCCTTGCTTACTGGAAAAGGCTATGAGCCAATTTACGGGCTTGTGGTTCTTTTCCGTCCTCGATGGGAACTCATATCAGCTTTTACAATAACCCTTGGAAAAATGCCAACCACGAACATTCGGAGGAGAGTAAAAGGAGCAGCAAGGTTGAGTGTATGCGTACCACTAACCCTGCCCAAACTGTTGCTAGTCTGCCATTTCCTCTAGTGGGTTTCCACCTACAAGTAGATTTTCTAAATAAAATCCATCTTCTATTCTCTGATCATAAGCCTTCTTGACTTCAGCTTTATGCTTTGGTGTCTGTGGCTTTGGAATAATAGAATAACTTGTAAACTCGGTAGCACCTCTTTGCTCTTTTTTCTGAGTTAGTTTCCAATTCCAATCTGAAAGATTTTCATATCCTTCTTCTGCTGCATATTCAAGTATCTGTTTTCTGATACTTACTTTATCTACAGCAAAGATCATTACTTTCTGTTCGTCATAAGAATATATAGGCCAAGTTAAAACTCTATCAATATTCTTGAATGGTCTTTCCTTTCCTACATTCTTTGGATCTTTAGCGTCCCAAAAGTTGTTTCTCTGTCTCTCCCAATCACCACCTAAAACAGTAAGGATAGTATCTTCATCGGGCATTTCAGTAAATTGAAATGTTCTTGCAGACATATAATCATCTGCTGCTGTTCCAGGAGGTACTGCCCATACGCTGAAATAACGAAGAGGCTCTTCAACGCATAGTGCGAATGTTGTTGAGGCTTCTTTTTCTACAGTTGCACCTAATTTATTAGGCTTCAGAAATAAACTACCGACTTCTGAATCTGTTTTAACCTCATTCTGTGTAAGGTCTGTGTCTAAAAGTTGCATGATTTTTGCTTTTTTAATGAATCGTCAATTAAGACGTAATATCAACATAATGGGGGTTTCCATTTACGTCAATGAATGTAGAATGTGGAAACTTCCCTATTGAATGAACTATCCTAAAGAGAAGTAATCACAGTCTACCTTGCTAGTATAACACATGAGTTTGTTAACATTTGTAAAGTCACTGCCTGCTGACTTTGTTTGTGCTCCTATTTATAAAAAAGGATCAAAATTAATATCAGGAACTTTATCAAAAGGTAAAACACCTTTAGAAGATTCACACCACAGAAAATACACGCCCGCAGATGCAGCTTTAGCTATGCGTCAGAATTATGATCTGCAAGCCATTGGTCTTTGGACAGGTATCCGTGGTAATGGATATGTAATCCTCGATATAGATGCTGAACTAAAAATATATGAAAAATTATGGGGTGAAGATCTTAAAAACGCTCCAAAGATTACCTCTACTAAAAAGAACGCAGCTAAATTTGTTTTTAAAATTCCTAGCGATAGATGGACAGGATTAAGAGGTTTTGGTCTTGGTGATAGAAACTATGAAATCTTGTGGGGTAGACAAGGAGTATTAAAAGGCTTGTACCCTGGCCATGAGCGTACAAACACACCCGAAGGTGAATATACATTAAAAGGAGATTTACATAATGTTCCTAACGCTCCTGAGTGGCTTATAGCTGAAATGAAGGAGAAAGAAGATCCTAATATTATTAAAAAAGATATTGACTTCACAGATCGTACACAAGATGAAATCGCTCAGATCATTGCAGATTGTATTTCAGTAATACCTCAAAAAGGTACTGGAAGTAGAGATCATTGGGTTCGTGTAGGTATGGCGATCCACTCTGTACTACCTAATGACTTAGGTTTGCATCTATGGGCATCTTGGTCATCTGAAGATCCAGATTATGCAGAGGAATGGGAAAACGGTAATCCTTGTAAAGATGTTTTCTACTCATTTAAATCAAAATCAAGTGGTATAGGTTTAGGTACACTAATTTGGCTTGCAGATAGAGAAGATCCCGAAAGAAGGAGGTTTACTGAAACAGTAAAAAAGATTGTTGAAGAAGCAGAATCACGCTTCATACAGGAAACAAGATTATCCGTACCAAAGTTCGAGGACTTAATTAAAGAAGCTAAAGACTTATTGGATATTGATAATCCAGCTGAGATGAACTATAAGCTAAATGCTTTATCAATAAAAGCTGGTTACAGAGATCAACAAGGTATTGAAAAGCTGTTGATAGATCAGATGAAATATGAAAATTCTTCTGAGATAATGACAGTAGAATCCTTAATGAATTTGGAAGTAGAGAGAAACTTTACCGTACCAGATATATTACCTTCACCATTTACTGTTTTGCTTTTCGGTTCAGGTGGAGATGGTAAATCAATGTCTGCTTGGTCGCTTGCGAAGCACGTTGCAACTGGTAGTCCCTTTCTAGTTCGAGGCAAATATATGCCAGTACAGAAAGGTCCAGTTCTTCTTTTGAATGGTGATCAGTCAATGGTTCAACTTAAAGAACAGTTGGAGGATATTGAATATCCAATGGACACCGACACATATATATTGGGAGATTGGTCGCTCCAAAACTATGCAAAGTTCATAAAGTTGATGGAAGCTGTAAAACCAAAATTAGTTATCATTGACTCCTTAATTGGTTGTAGTGGAGGTAAAGGTTTTGATGAAAACAAATCTGATTTTGCTACTCCTCTTTATTGGTTAACTCAAAACAATGGATCTTTATGGGAGCCAACTTCAATAATCATCATTCATCACGCTAATAAAAACGGTGGATTTAGAGGTACTTCTGCTATCAGAGATGGTGTAGATGAAACTTGGGCTTTAAAGAAACCAACTGATGATCTCGTAGGCAGAGTTGGTAGTAACGCTCGAATTATAGAAGTTGAAAAATCTCGTATCGGTAGATCAGGTCTTTCCTTGATTATGAAGATGGAAGATGATCTTACTTACAGTATATCTGATTTCACACCTGAAATAGCTTCTCAAGATAATACACCAGCTAATATCACTGATAAAATTTTACAGAGAATGAGATCAGTTCACCCCGAAACTCGTTCCAAATACGATCTTTTATATGATCCTTTGATTGGTGGTAAAACTGGAACTATAAGAAAATCGCTCCAAAGATTAGAAAAAAGAGGTCTTATAGAATTTGTAGAAGAAACTAAAGAAGGAAAGAAGTATAGAGCTATCCTCGCACGGGGGGAGGCCGTGGACACTGTCCCACCTAAACTTAATGATAGTGATACTAATAACATTGGGTCGGGACAAGCAGATGGGACACAGCAAAGCTGTCCCACTAATGTAGCTTTTTGGAAGGAATTGCCATCAGATGATGGGACACTTACTTTGTGACCACCTATGTCCCACCCCTCTTGTCCCATCTCAATTCTAGGTTATAACTAGGATTAAAGCGTTTGGGACAATTCGGACGCTATCCCCCCGCACGAGGCTAATGGAAAAGACACCTAGAGACATAGTTATTGAGAACTTATTGAAAGAAGTTAAGTTTGCTATGACAAGAGATATTGTTAGTGTTACCGAAAATCTAAAAGCATTTAGAGAAATACGAGCTGGTAAGCAAGCAAAACGTAAAGCTAAACGAGTTGAATTTAATAATCGGTGGAGAAAATCTGACACTCCTATAACATGGTAGTATAATGAAAGAAACGCTAGTTTATGACACCAGTAAAAGAAACCAAAGAGTACAATCGCATCTTTAGAAAAGTATTATTTCAAGTACTTATAGATCCAACAAGAGGTAAATTATTTAAAGACTTATGTGAAGCAAGAGGTGAGAAGGCAAGTGCTGTATTAAGAAATCTTGCGTACCAATATTGTGAAACTCATGCAGATGGAGAAAATTATAAAGATGCAGAGTCGGAAGATATGAGACTGATGAACAAAGCACAAGAAAGTCGTATCGCTAACGGATTTAATTGGACAAAAAAATGAAAAAGAAATTTAACATTCAAAAACTTCTAAAAAAGTATTGGAAAGATGAAAATGATAAATATTTTTATAAACTTAGAGCAGGTTGTAAGTGAAAGGTTTAACAATGTTAGATACCTTTGCAGGTATCGGTGGTTTTTCTTATGCCGCAACTAAACTGGTAGGAGGATATAGAACTACACAATTTATTGAAATTGATCCATTTTGCCAAAAAATTCTTAAAAAACATTTTCCATTTACTCCAATCCATGATGACATCAGAACATTCACAGCTATCTCTGGACAATATGATGTCATCTGCGGAGGCTTTCCCTGCCAAGACATCAGCGTGGCAGGTGGACGAGAAGGTATCACAGAAAAATCCAGATCAGGTCTTTTTTACGAACTCATGCGAGTCATACGCTTGGTACGACCAAAATTCGTCATCATGGAAAACGTGGCAGCGATCCTTAATAACGGATTGGACATCGTTCTCGGAGAGCTTTCCGAAGCAGGGTACGATGCAGAATGGTCAATTATATCTGCGAGTTCATTGGGAGCCTGCCATAGAAGAAGCAGATGGTGGCTCGTTGCCTACCCCAACGGCTTCAGATGTGGAGGGAGGAGTAGCGAAGGATGTTCAGTACAAGAACGGCAAATTCTTTCGGGAGAACAAAAAGGGCGTGAGATGGGGAGTGAAGCTAAGAGATGCTCTTCATTCTCTACCGACACCAACAACAATGGATCACCTACCTCCTCGATCAATGGATTCGATGATAAAGCAAACGCAAGTACACAGGAAAGGGCGAACCAAGTTAGCCAATCTTCGAGAAGCCCTCAATCCTCAGACAGTAGAGTTGTTCAATCACCTACAAAATCTACCGACTCCAACAGCAAGAGATTACAAAGGGAGAACTTCAGTGAAATGGAACGAGAAATATGGACCAAAGGTTCTACCAGATGTCTTAACCCAGACTGGAGATCATATGTCAGTAAGCCCATACTTCGTAGAGGAGATGATGGGCTATCCTATAGGGTGGACAGAACTAAAGCCCTCGGAAATTCAGTAGTGCCACAAGTTGCTGCTATTCCTTTAAAACGAGTACATGATCTTTACTACAATGAATAAATTAAAAATTTTAAAAAAAAATAGAATATTTAACTTAGAAAAAAAATTATTAGATCAAGATTTAAGAGGTTATGATCATTATGTTTTTATTGACGGAAATAGAAAAGCACAACTAATAACTAATGGTAAATGGGTGACAGAATTTATAAGAACTGCTGTTGTAAAACACAACGCTTTAGTATGTGAAGTCTTATGTATGCGTGAAGAAGATTTTTCAGAACAGGAACTTAAAGATTTTGAGGACGGCTTGCTTTCATAATTTTTTCTACTTGTTTCATAATCATAAATTGATGAAAAAGAAATATTAATTTATTAATACCTTTTGCTTTAACTATTTTCTCTTCCACCATTTTTTTTGCTTCCTGTTCAGCTAAACGTGCCAATGCTGAAGCAAGTACACTTTCCATTTTTGATTGATTTCTTACAAGATCACAACAAAATGCTTTAATTTTTTCTATATCATTAGACTTCATAATCTCTCTACACTTTAATTCTGTAGAAAGCTCTACTTCAGCTGGTGGAGATTCAAAGATAATTTGAAAAAAAGTATCTTTCATGTCATTGGAGATTTGTCGTAGATCCAGGGAACATTCTGGATTCAATAAAAGCTACTGCTTGGTCATCTATTGAATTATCTGTCTGCTTAGCCATAGCTTTCAGTAAATCCACTATCAGTCTTTTCATTGCTTTTGATTTGATAAAGACTAAAAGAATAGGTTTTAAAATTTTTACCATCGTTTTTATGTGTTACTTCCCAAACATAGCTACTTTGCTAGTATTAGACAAGAATCTTTACTTTCATGGCTGAAGAGAAAGAAGAAAAGGAAGGCATCGAATGGGGTGAACTCTTTGGTCACGCAATCAGATTTCTGATTTTGACCTGGAGTTTATCAATGATGACTTTGGGGTACATGGGAAAGGTAAGGATTGATGGAGCGTTCACAGCTGGATTGGTTTCGGGTGTGCTAGGTAGTTACGGGATCTCAGTAGGAAACAAGAAAAGTGGTCAAAATAACAGTAATAACCCTAAAATAGTAGATAATAGTAAAAACAAAGTAGGAATCAAATGAAAAAACTGTTTGCTTTACTTCTATTTTTACCTTCGGCTGCTTTTGCAAATATAAAACAAGAGTTCGTTACTTCTGCACAAATATCCATAGACTCACCTTATGTAATTACAAATGCAGCACCATCGAGCTACAGCATAAGCGGAAACAATATCACAACTTCAACAGGAACAGGAGATAGTGTAGTAACAAATGGAATAGGTGGATTAAATCTTGGTAGCTTAAGTAATGGAGTACCAGCTTTAGTTAATACAAATAAATCGGTTACAACGGCTGGATCAGCATTTTCTCTCTCGGAAAGTTACCAAGCTGGAGATGTAACCCAATCTGCAATCACTCCCTCTAGCGGTATAGCAAGTCTCCCTGTGCTTGGTGGTCAGACTACTGTTATCTCAGGAGGTACAGCAGGAAACTTAGCCTTAACATCTGTTTCATCAGGAATACATACTTGTACAGCAGGAGGTAGTGGTACAAGTTGTATTGGCTCTACTACTGTCCGTATTACGATTGACTAAATATTGGCTACTTCTATTACTGGTCGTTCCAATAGAAGTTTTTGCAGTGCCCGTAGTACCTCAATTCAGATCTGGCAGTTCTCAAACTTCAAGCACATCAGAATCAGTAATTAATGAGACAATAACCAGCCATCAATATAGAACGGGATATACTTATTCTGCATCAGGGCATAATATTGAAAGTTCGGACTTAAACAGCTATATTAATCCTAGTGCTAGTACATTAACTGAGCAAACAGTAGGAGGAGTAAGTTTTAGTTGGACTTCACCAAACTTAGAGGCCGTTCCAAGGTGGAAAGTAGTAACTCCAGGGTCAGCCTTTTCTCTTCAAGAAACTCTGATAACACCAGGGTTAGATACAGTAACGACAATAACAAGAACAATAAACACAACAACTACAGTAGAAACTACAACTACCTTTGGGCAATAGCTTTATTTCTTTGTCCTGTTAAAACCCTTGCAAACACTACAGTAGCCTCGCCAAGTAGTAATGCCCAAGGGGTCGTTAATAACAATGCCACGATGATCACGCCATCGAGTATGCCTTCTTTTCGTATGAGTCAGGGTATTGTTTGTGCCTCTCCTAGTCTTACCATTACCCCTTATATAACCGACTCGCATACATTTTCATTACCTAGAGAGACTGTTACCAGACAAAATATATATGACGAAAATACAGGAGCGATAAAATATGTACAAGAAACACCAAGATTTGAAAAAGAAAATTTTAACTTAAATTATGGAATTAGTATGCAACTGAACATTCCGTTAGGCAAGTCTCCTGCTCTTTGTCATAAAGCCACAGAAATAAATATCAAAAATCAGGAATTATTGTATAAGAAAACTAAATTAGAGATCAGTTTGCATAGGTTAAAAATATGTGCGGAACAAGCGAAATTAGGTGTTTACTTTAAAGCTAATACTCCTAGTGCTGTTACTTGTGAAGATATTGTAGTTACAATTCCACCAAATCAAGTTATCCCACATACACACGAACTAAAAAAGCAGTAGGCAAGCACGGTTAGACTTGCCCACCTAGACGCCCTATCCATCGCCATGTCGAATAGGGTAATAATATTATAGAGCAACTGACGCTCCAACAGAGCAGTGGCAGGAGATGTATCAGCTAGTTCCTCGCCTGGTCAATCCACCAAATGTGCAACACATCGGCAGTCTCAGTTACAACGATTACCCGATCTCTAGGGAGTTGGAGATGTATCAGTTAGCATCGTCCCGTTAGACAAACTTTTTAGAGTTTGTACAGTCGTAAAATGTCATTTAAGGACATAGACATTTTTAGCACATTCAAGTACCTAACTTACCATTCACAATCCTTGTCGGAAGACTCATCACTTAGAATAGATCGCCATTTAAGGACATAGACGACCCTAGCTCGAAAGCCTAGCTTACCATTCACAAAGCATGATGCTGGGTCTAGTTGCTCTTATAATATTCTAGTTATTTTTTCTTTTTTGTCAATTTTTTAACTATATTTTTTACAGCTGGTTTGATTATATTGAGAATAAGAGGGCTACTCGCAGCCACAAGACCGATAACAGCAGTAGAAACAATAGTGCTCGGTTCTGGGATGTATTGATCCACAAAAGGAACGTTTTCATATAGAGTGATGCACTCAATCCCATCATCACCTCTTTTATGCCCAATGACACGTTCCAATCGTTTTTCGTTACGAAAATCTCCAACCCTCTGATCCTTTTTACCAGGGCATGGTTCTAGTTCAATGTCTTTTTTTTTCGGTATTTCTGGTATGGGTTGTTGCTTTGTTTCTGGTAAGGGTGGCGTTTCATTATTAACAGGAACTTCTTCTGTAATGACAAGATTCTCAGGTGTATAGTCAAGAGGAATAAAACTAGGAAATGCAAAATCACACGTTGTATATACACCATTAGGATCTTCTAATAACAGATTACGATTACCTGTATTTTTTATGTCACGATGTTGATAAGTACAACCAAGAACATCTATATCAGGTGGTTTTGCTATCTCAATGTAATGCTGGCTATAAGGTTCTGGAATCTGTGGAACATATATTTCGGGAATATAAATTTCGGGTATTTCCAATTATATTTTTGATTCTTTCATTGTTGGTGGTACTGGTAAAGATGGGCCAGTTAAATCAGGTAAAGCATTATCTAATACTTTTGGCATCATGCCTTGAACATTGCCAAGAATTTCATTCATCATTTTTGTTTTAAATTGATCTGATGTGAAATATTTATAAGCAAAGTACGTTCCACCACTCATTGAAGCTACCATTACAAATGAGATGATACTCAGAACATTAGCAATTTTTTGAAACATGATAAAATTTGCAGTTATCAAAGCTATGTCTGTGATGAGCATAGCAGTATTACTACTAATTATAGGTCTATCTCCTCTCTACGTCACGATGAGCTTAATGACAAGGCAGATGCAAGAGTTTAAGAATTAGGATCTACTGGATATTGTGTCATGTTAGGTGTTACAACTCCATCTTTCTCTGTTGATCCATAAAGAGTAACTAAAGCTGCGGTATCTGCACAATTATCAATCTCTGTTTCTCTTGTTAGACAAGCAGTTCTAACAGCAGTTCTGTAAGTTTTAATTGCAGTTGGAATGGCTTTTGATGTCTCTGCTTTTCTAATAACGTACCAATCATAAGGAGCTAATAAAGTTCCAGCAGTAACTTTTTCTTGTGCTTTTAATACTGATTTAACACCAAGATATGTATATTCAATACCATCTATTGTTTCTTTAGTATCATCAAGTGATTTTGCAGATCCATCACTATTATAAAAACGACCATCATATACTGTTGCGTCAGCAACTTCTGTAATACCAAGATCCTTCTTCTCTTCTGCTGTTGATAGTCTTAACCAGTTAGCAGGGTAATGTACATCCCCATAAGTAAAAGGAACATCAACTGCTAAAGGTTTTCCGTCTAATAAAAATGCCATAACTATATATTACACCGCCCTCGCATTTTTGAAAGGAGATTCTGCAAATGCAAAGTAAATTATATTTTGACCGCTAGCATTAACAAAAACTAAACTATCTCTAATTTTGAAACCATTAGATAAAAAATCTATACCTGTGCCATTTCCAAAAGTATTTTCTGTTGAAGTCTCATTGGCATATAAACTTGAAGAAATACCATTTGGGTTAAATGTTCTTCTCGTACTGTCCAGTATTAGCCAATAACCTGATGACTGAGAAGGAGCTTTTATCATAAGCCAAGCTGGTTTGAAACCTGTAAAAATAAACGTGCCATCAGATGATCCATTTCCAGTAAAGTTGCCAAACTTGCTATACCCTGCTACTTCGCTGAAACAGTATGACACATAACTACTACCACTTGCATTAACGCTGATGTGATTACCTAAAGAATATACACTAG